ACCTCCCTTTTCTTTTTATAAACCAAGTTTAAATATTTTCAAACGAAGCTCCCGTTGGTGTGATATAGAAAGTAATATCTATAAATTCAAGGGCTCTTGTAGGTTTGATGTAAATTTTACCTGTCATTTGATTTCTATCTAAATCTTCAGGGTCAGAAGAAACAGTAACTCTAAAGTCATATAAACCACGGTCTCTTCTAATTGAGTCAAGAATCGGGTTAACAGCGTTTAGGAAGTCTTGTCTAACCTGTGCGTCATTTTGTTCGAACAACAATCTAACAGATACTGCTGAAATCAATTTACGAGCTTGTAGTAACAATCTTCTTACGTTGATTCTGTCAAGAGCAGATTCTCTTACTTGTAGAGTTTTATTACCCCAAATTACAGTTCCTACATCTGAGAAGGTTGCAATTGGGTTAATTCTACCTACGTAAAGTATGTCTCTGTCTTCTTGAGTCAACTTCTTACGTGCTTTAATACAGTTAACAATACCACGAGTGTAACCCGCCGCTGCGAACCAAGGGAATGCGATGTTATCTGTCAACGCTAAGTTTCTTGTAACCTCAGCTGTAGGTGGAATATAGATTTGTGTGTTGTTTACACTATCTCTTGTTAATACCCACGGATAGTAAGTTGCAGTATAGTTAGAGTCAATTCCTGTATCTTGTAAATTATTAACCGCTTCAGTTGGATAGATAAACAAATCAATTCCACTTGAAGATGGTGTGAATAAATCAATATCAGGTGTTGTACAAACATATAATGAGTCGGCTCTATTGAATTCGATCATTTCAACCGCAGCCTCCACTAAGTTACTATTATTAACATAATCAATACCCGGTGTAACAAATACGTTAATATTTGTTGCTTCAGGGTTTGCAAATGTTTGTTGACCTAACAAGTATGCGTAGTAGTCAGTATTTGCAAAGTTTTGAGTTCCGTCACCTAAAGAAATTTCTTTAAATGCTCCCCAACCTGTTGCTTGTGGGTATCTTGTTGAAGGACAAGCTCCGTTTAAGTATCCACGTCTACCAATTTGGAATTCATCACCGATGGTTCTGTATTCTCTATAAATGTCCCATCCGTCAAATCCACCTTGAACTAATAAAGTAAATTTACGAGCGAACAATCTAAAATAAGCATTTGTCGGTAATTCAGGTTCTGTAATAAATGGTGAATTACCACAGATAAATCTTTGGTCACCGGCCGTTGAGAACTCAGGTCCGATTGTTAAACCACTTGCGTTTACATCCATGTGGAAACCAGCAGATCTGTAATTGAATGGTAATCCATCTATATCACAAGAATTCACAGGATTTCTTTTCCCGATGTATTCAAAATATGCAGGGTCCCATCCGTAAGAGTTAGAAATACCCAAATAAGTTCTTCTAACATTATCTCCTGGGCTAACTAATGCGTCGTCATTACCTGTTGATAAACCAAATGGTGGGTTATAAATAACTTCACCAGGGAAATCGTATTTACCTTTAATGATTGGGAAAGGTGAATTAGCACCTGCATAATTTCTAAAGTTAAATCCGTTAAATCCGCAAGGAAGTGCGTCAATCGGAGCGTCTTCAGACATCTCAACCATAACATATTTAGAATTCAATAAGTATTCACCATCTAATGTTCCGATTTTATTTCCAATATAGTTGTTTTGTCCTGGATCCATTCCACAGTTTGTAAATTTCTCAATTACAACAGGATTCGCATCTGTATCAAAATAATCACGAATTAATACGTCAAATGTTAAATTATTATAAGTTTGATTAACAATTGAAATTTTTAATAACGTATTAGCTCCGTCACCGTCAGAAATTGTATAGAATCTAAATAAGTCATAAACTTTATTACCTCTTAATTCTGAAACAACAAATGGTGACGATGGTGTTTGCCATCTATCTAAATACCAACCAATTGAGTTTGGATCACCACTTTGAGCTGATTCTAGTGCGATTAAATTAGGGTTAAGACCTCTAATATATCCTTTTCTCCATGCGAAATTTAACCAAGATTGGAAGTTTTCTTCCGCGTAAACAGGAACTTCAATTCTTGGTTTTTGGAAGTTAGTTACTCCAAATACCTTTGTCCAATATTCAGGATCATTTTGAGTAAATGAAGTTTCAAAGTTATAATTAGTTCCAAATTTATCAGTAACGTTTACACCAAATGTTGCGTATGGATTTTTAAGAACAGATGAATATTGACCTGCCATATTCAATGTTACATCTGATGTTCCAGTAACCGAATAAGTAGGATTGGTAGATGTTGTATACGTTGAGACACCTCTTGATCTTAAAGTTCCCACAACTACATTATCATAATCACTAAATGATGTTCCTGTGTAATAGAATAATTTAACAACTAATTGACCTGTATAACAGTTAAGTGGTAATGTTGTTGTCGTTGTTGTGGATGGATTTGGTACTGGAGTTGCACAAGGGTTAGTTGTGGTAGTCGTTGTTGATGTATGAATTGTCGTTGTAGTTGTTACAGGGTTCAAAGTTAAACCTGAAACAAAAGTATAGAATGAAAAACCACTATAGTTTGTATTTCCTGTATTAGTAAATAACGCATAATACCATGGATCATTCAATGGAGACAACAAATTCGTATCATCTAAAGAAACCGAAGGAACATTAAACACATTTGTTGCTGCCGTCCATCCAGCATTTGTTAAAGCATTGTAATCATTACTACTTACTGAACCAAAGTAAGAAATGTATTCATCTTCCGCAGTAAACGGATCGGAATCTGTAATAACGTCAAAAATTAAGTTTTTAATTTGTGCATCTAATGTTGAAACATTTCCGTTGAATTGTTCAAATTGATCATTTATGATATCTTGAATATCGTCAGGAAATAATGAAGTATATGTTATTGATGAAGTGTTATTATTACATCCTGTAAAACTTACTAAGTATGTTACTTCGTTAGGAATTGCACAAATAGTTTCACAAGTATATACATCAGTAACCGAACTCAAACACCAAATACCAATCGTTGAAGGATCAACGTTTGCAACGGTTGCTATTGACCAAGATGGACCTGCGTCATAACCTGATAAACCTAAAATTCTTGTTACAAATAATTGGTTTGATTGTTGAAGATATGCCTTAGCAATATATGATGCCTCGTATTTTGGAATTTGTGTGTTTATAAATTTTTCAGGTGATGTTCCACCGAATACGGTTTGGAATTCATTAAAATTTGTGATGAAGATAGGTTCGAATGCTGGTCCTATTAAAGTTTCACCAACAATACCTAATGTAGTTACACCCACACTTTGTGCCACAAAGCTAAGGTCGACTTCAGAAGTATACACACCGGGTGAAACGAAAACTTTACTGTTAGTTGCCATATTGTAAAATACTTTTTATAAAATTTATTTTTACTATAAATACTATGAAAAACACCAAAAACTTTACATTTATAAAAGTATTTATAAGTTGGTATGATTTTTTTCTGCCTTTTTTCTACCTATGGATAAACAAGAAAAAAAAATAAAAAATTTAAAAATAGACGTTGATGTTCACAATGTTTTGAAAAAGTATTGTGATAAGCGTGGAATCAAAATGTATAAGTTTTTAGAAAACTTAATTATGGAAAAGTGTCAAGAAAAAAAAGACATCTATGGTGAAAACTAAATTAACTTTTGTGTAAATATTACTTGAGGAACTTGACCTGTTGATCCCATAATAATATCAATCTTTAATTCGTCACCATTATTGATCTGAATTAGATCTACATCATCACCAACATATTGATTATTTATGTATACCGAAAATGACGATACATTAACCGTATTTTGAAAAAGTAAATCACAAGTGTAAAAGAAAGATCTTTCTAATGTTGTTAAACCATTTTCATATGTAAAAGTTATTGATTCTAATTCTGGTGGTTGTTGTTTTTTTTGTGGTCTTTTAACAGGTCTACTATCCACCTCAAACATTTGAATTGTCCTATTCAAAGCAGGATATACTTCAAATTGTTCTTCATCAATTAAAAATCCATGAAGTGTAAATTCATATTTATTTATATAATACTTTCTACTTTCTAAATCCATAACGGATTCGTCTGTAAATGATTCATTAACAATTGGAATATAATGTCCATTTATAACTTGGTATGCTTCATATGATGCAAATAAGTTCATAATTGTTTGATTCATTTTATTCACTTCTCTCATTCTATTACAAACTAAAGCAACAGTGTATTTTATATCGACAGGAATTGGTTGTGGAATTTTATATATGTTAGCCCCTTTTCTATTTCCATCCCATGTTGGAACTTCCATATAATAATACATCCTGTTGTTTGGGATATTATATCTTCTTTTATCATTCAATTTAACATCAGGATTTCTAATGATTGTTAAAAACGGTGGTTCCAAATTTTTATCTATGTTTTGAAAATCCCAAGTTTCAACAAATTGTGACCAATTCTGTGTTGTTATTAAAATATCAACAACAGGTATTTTTTTTCCTTCACTTGTGAATTGAATTTTTTCTTTTACAAAATCTAAAAATCCCCTATCTAAATCAGCATGTAAAAGTGACTTAGGTAAATAAGTCCCATCTTTTGTGATCATATCCTTAATCTCTTCCCTTCTTGGTAAAAGAGTTTTAGGGTATTCAAGTGGTATTGTTGGTTTTACTGGTCCTCTTTTTGGTAATGCCATTATAATCCTCTAAATTCATTTGGTCCAACAGGAGCCGCGATTATTGTTCTGTAAAAAGGTTTATACCCTTTATATGTATGTTTTATGTCTGAAACAACACGACCGTCATTTACAACACTATAATATCTAACAAAATTTTCTGAATCGTAATAACCAACATAGTCTCCAAAATTTATGTCAATATTTAAATCATTAAGTGTTTTTAAATAAACGGACATTGTAATATTACCTGGTTCAACTTGATCCATTCTTGTTGATCCCACCATTTTGTTACTAGGGGCGGCAATTGTAATATACGCATTGAATTCGACAGGTGGTAAAAACTTAATTCCGTCTTCAACCACTTCACCGTAAACATCATCAGTTTTAATTTTGTTTCTATCAATTCTATAAAGAACACAAGTGTAATTCATATCACCAATTAACCATTCTTGACCCATACCGATTTCAAGTTCAAAATCACGATCCCCAAAAAATTTACCGAGTCTTGTTATAGGAACATTACTTTTCATTAGGCTGTTTTATTGATAAATATTTATTTTATGATTATTTTTAATAAAAAAGATTTTGGGAGATTTAAAAACTCTTATCGAACATAAAGCACTTGATGTTCTTGACACCTATAGCGGTGCCAACAACTATATATTATATCTAAAAGAAAAAAAAGAATCATCAAAAAAGTTTTTCCCAACACGAACTCAAGCCGATTATATTTTATCTTATTTTGAAACAAAACCAAAAGTTGCAAGAAAATGGGTTGAGTTAGACACTTACTTTGCTAAAAAGTTTGCTGAAGAAAGATATTTGATAGAAACACCCAAAGAAATCTATGTTGAAAAACTATTGGTTGAAAAAGAAAAATCTTATCATGTTTGGGGTAAGTTTTTTGAAAAAGATAAATTATCAGAGTTTTGGGTTCCTAAATCTGCTTTAATAAAAACACATAATGTAAAAAATGTTGATATTGATTATTCTAAATATTCACATAGACCACCTTTAAATCATCAGAAAGTTGCGATTGAAAAATTGGCAGGATCAAAAAGATTTATTTTGGCCGATGATATGGGACTTGGTAAAACTACATCAACAATTATTGCGGCACTTGAGACAGGTGCAAAAAAGATTTTAATAATTTGTCCGGCATCTTTAAAAATAAATTGGCAAAGAGAAATTGAAAACTATTCTGATCGACCAACTTTTATTGCCGAAGGAAAGAAGTTTTCAACGGATCATGATTTTGTTATTGTAAATTATGATATATTAAAAAACTTCCACGATCCAAAAGAAAAAGAAAATTCGTTATTAGAAAAATCTAATTTTGATCTTGTGATTTTAGATGAAGCACATATGATATCAAACGCTCAAGCACAAAGGACAAAGATAATTAATAGTTATGTTAAAAACATCGATAAGGTTTGGTTGTTGACGGGAACACCAATGACATCTCGACCTATGAATTATTATAATCTTTTAAGTATAATCGAAAGTCCTGTTGCACAAAATTGGATGGCTTATGCGATTCGTTATTGTCAGGGTTATCAATTTAATGCGGGTAAAAGAAAAGTTTGGAATGTTTCAGGAGCATCGAATTTAGAAGAATTAAGAGATAGAACATCAAAACAAATTCTAAGAAGATTGAAAGAAGAAGTTTTAGATTTACCCGACAAAATTATTACACCAGTTTATTTGAGATTAAAATCTTCTGAATATGAAAATCTTATGGGTGAATACTACGATTGGTATGATAAAAACCCCGAAGAGTCTTCATCACTCACAGTTCAGTTTTCAAAACTGATGAAAGTTCGAAAAGTAATTGCAAACGAAAAAACAAAACAAACTATTGAATTTGCAGAAAACATTTTAGAACAAGGAAAAAAAATTATTATTTTCACAAACTTCACGGATTCACTTCAAACAATATATAATCATTTTGGAAAACAAGCGGTGTATCTTGACGGTAGTTGTTCTAATTCTGTTCGACAACAAGCTGTGGATTCATTTCAGAACGACGAAAAAATTAGAGTTTTTGTTGGTAATTTAAAGGCTGCAGGTGTTGGTTTAACATTAACATCCGCTGAGGTTGTGATTATGAACGACTTATCATTTGTTCCTGCAGAACACGCACAGGCAGAAGATAGAGCTTATCGTTATGGTCAAAAATCAAATGTTTTAGTTTATTATCCTTTATTTGAAAATACCATAGAAGGTGCGATTTATGACATACTCAACAAAAAGAAAGAAATCATTAGAACAGTAATGGGTGATCAAATACCTGAAAATGTTGGTGATGTTGCCGAAGAAATATTAAATCTAATTAACAAACGGTGATATTTATTATAAAAATAAATTATGCCAACAAAATTAGATCAAAGTCAAATTGATGGATTACCAGAAGAAATACAATCACTGGATTTAATAGACGTATCTTTAGAAGCTAAAATTTCTTCAGAAGATTCTCAAAACGATCAAGTAGATATAAATCTACAAGGACAAATAGATGATTTAAAATCAACAGTATTAAGTTTGGTTTTTGGAAATTCATTATATGTGAATTTAGACCATGACACTTTTTATGCAATGACTCCAACCCAATTTCCAATTATGGTTACGTCTACAGTTTGGGAATGGTATTTGGAATCTGAAGTTATTTCTGAAGCAATTTACAGTAGTTACACAGCAACAGTTGAGGGTTATTATAAAGCTAAAGTTACATATACCACTCAATTAGGTATAAAAGTAATGGAGTCATATCCAATTTTCTTCACTCCAAGATAACATGAAAGTATCATTTAATTATGAAAATAAAGATTTTAAAAAATACACAGACTTTGTTAATAAGTTTGCAAAACTTCTGCAAAAAGAATTTCCTTTAAAAAACGATGTAAAAATATTTTTTTTAGATCAACAAAAAGGTGAAATGTCTACAGGTAGTAGAAAATCTGACAACACAATTAAAGTCTTGGTTGGTGATCGTATGAATAGAGATATTATGAGAACCTTAGCACATGAATGGGTTCATGAACACCAAATGGATGTTTTAAAAAGAAAAAAAGGCCCAGACATCGGTGGTAAAAATGAAGATGAGGCAAATGCTTTTGCAGGACGACTTATTAAAATGTTTGAAAAAGAAAATCCTGAAATGGAACAATTAATGTATGAACATAAAGGAATTAATGACAAAGTTTTAATTTTAGAAACTCAAATTTTATTAGAACAAAAAATTGAAACCAAAAATAATTTGTTGGTTGAAATGAAAAAAATAGGTATTGAAAAATTACCTTATTCATATTCTTCTTTATCTCGGTTTATTGATTCTAAAACGATGAACGTTCACTATAACAAACACTACAAAGGTTATGTTGATAAATTGAACGATGCGTTAAAAGATAAGAAAGAAGATTTAGAATTAGAAGACATCATTAAAACAATCAGTAAATACGATAATAAAGTTAGAAATAATGCTGGAGGAGCTTTTAACCACGCATTATTTTGGAAAATGTTGTCCCCAAAAAAACAACGACCTCATGGTGAAATATATGAAAAGATTAAAAAAGATTTTGGTAATATAAAAAAACTAAAAGACGAATTTAATCAAGCCGCAAAAGATCGTTTTGGTTCAGGATGGGCGTGGTTGTATCTATCAAAAGATGGAAAACTAAAAATAATGTCAACTCCAAATCAGGACAACCCACTTATGAATGTTGTAAAAAAAGGTGGTTTTCCATTATTGGGTCTTGATGTTTGGGAACATGCATATTATTTAAAATATCAAAACAAAAGAGATGAATACATTTCAAAATTTTGGGATGTTGTTAATTGGGAGTTTGTAAACGATTTATATTTGTCAAAGACAAAAAAAGAAAATATTAAAGAAAGTGTTGAGTCTAAAGAAATTATAAATGAAATTAGCACAACTTTTGCGTTTCCATATACTGCAAAACAATTAAGAGATTTAATTAATTCACAATATGTAGGATGTCTTGGTAAACAATATAAAAATGGTTGTATAGGTAGAATCCAAACAAAAAAATGCACCACAGATGTTGGTATTTTAGGTGGTGATTATGCAGAAAAAAAACACGGAGGAACAAGTCAATGGTCTATCGTCAATCGTTTTGATACCAATAGTAAAGTTAAAAAAGAAATATATAACATTTGGTTAGAAGAAACTGAAGGGTTAACAGATTTTAAAACATGGATTAAAGAACATGCTTATGACCTTTTCGCAAATGAAGGAATGTATTTAGATCGTTTGGCGGAAATAAACGTTGGAACTATAGAAGTTGGTAAAGAGAATGAAAATTACGCAACAAGTATTATTCGACAGATATATAAATTAAATCCTGATGAAGAAGGTATGACTTATGAGTTGTATGAACATTGTTCGGGAGATATTAATGATAGAAAAAAAGGTCAAGATATAGTTTTAAAAATTAAAGGAGGAGATACAATTTATTTCCAAGTCAAACCTTTTACAAATAACCTTAATCATATTGAATTTTTTGATGGTGGAGATAGGGGATATTATTTCAAAGTAAATTCTTGGAACACAAACAAAAAATATAAAGAAGAAAATGTTGATATAATTTTGTATGTTGATAGATCAGAACAAAAATACATCATGTTCAGAAACGATTATAGTAAAATTTTAACAGTAAGCACCTCAAGAAGAAACCCACCATATTTTATATATTATTATGAAATGCCACTTCAAAGTAACTTTAAAGTTTCATTACAAAAAGAAACACAAAAAGCACCCGTAAAACAATTCATATCAAAAGATGTCAATAAACAAATTGAATTTTACAAAGATAGAATTAAATATTTTACAGATAAAATAAAAGAATTGGGTGGTGAAAATATTGAAATTTCTGAGATGATAAATTTCTATAAAAAAGAGTTAAACAAAATAATTATCTAACTAAAAGATATTTATATAAAAAAACTCTTATGGCAATAATTAACGAACCGGAAAGAAGTCAGTTCTATCAAAAAGTTAGACATTTACTTGGAGCACCTTTAAGATCTGTGGAATTAGAGGATGAAATGATGGATACTTTACTTGAGTATTCTATTGATGATTATTCTCAATACGTTCAGGATTGGTTAATAGAATCACAATGGACATCATTGTATAATTTAAATCTTGATACCCAATCTTTGTCTCGAGCTTTTATAACCAAAAGTTTAGATTTTGAAACTCGTTATACTTATGCATATTCTAAAATAGTTGGTCTACAAGCCGGAGGTGATTGGGAAATTAAAAAAGATTATGTCCAATTAGTTCCAAATCAACAAATTTATGAAATACCCGCAGGTCGTGAAATTAACGAAGTTTTATGGTTTACCCCATCAACCCTTAATAATTTAATGTTTGGTTTAGGTGGTTTTGCCGGAGTTGGTAATGGAACTGGTTTAGGTGGTGGTGGAGGTCTTGCACAAATTGGTAACATGGCAGGAAGTTATTATTTAACGCCAGTATTTGATACATTATTAAGAATGCAAGAAGTTAATATACAAAGAAGAATATTTGCGGGTGATTTAACATATTATATTACGGCACTTCCTGGTGGTAAAAAAGCGTTACACCTTTTAAACACCCCTGGCGGTAAATTTGATTTCGGAAATGCGGAATTAGCCAAAGGTCAAGTTTGGTATTGGTATTATGATACGTCACAAGGTGATAGAGATAAGTGTTTGGCAGATAATCCTGATATTATTTTATTACCTTCAGATGTTCCATTTAATAAAATGTCTTGGGAAAAATTAAACAATCCCGCACAAGTTTGGGTTAGAAAATGGTTTGTTGCTTATTGTAAAGAAACATTAGCTCGTGTTAGAGGTAAGTTTAGTGGAAACCTAAAAACTCCTGATGGTGATCTTACAATGGATTACACCACAATGGCGACCGAAGGAAAAGACGAAAAGGCCAAACTTTTAGAAGAATTAACGGGTGCAGAAGGAAGATTAACAAGACTTCGTCCTGAAAAAGTAATGGAACGTGAAGCATTGTTGGCGGAAAATCTTAACAAACAATTAAAGTTTAGAGCAATGCCTCGTCAAATATACGTTATTTAAGTTATGGCAATATATAGAGAAAAACCTGTTAGAAAAACAGTATTCAGAGGAGGTCGTTCTATAAGTTTGAATACATTTGAAACTGTTGTTATTAGTGAAGAAGTTTACTCAACAAAGGGTGAATATCTCTTATTGATCAAAGATGTTAACAATTGTAAATTAAAATTAGATTCAACAACCACAGACAAGATTACAATTAAGTCATTAACCAATTGCACCATAATGCCTGACATGGGTAGAATTGACGAAGATTGGGATGAAATTCGCATCGGTAGAGGTGCTTGTATAGAATTACAAAACATTCAGGGAGTATGGTATATACTATCCTCCGATGGTCTCAAACTTGATTAATTCATTTTTTGGAACGTATTTCCACATGATCTCATCCGCATCTTTATACATGTGATATGGAGTTTCATTAACACGATTCCAAAACAACATTTCTTCGTCTGAAATTTCCATAACGTCTTCTAACTTATCTTGGTCACTTTCATCAAATGGTTGTCCGTTGATTAACTCACATTGATCTTTCGTAAAGAATGGTCGGTCTTCTGGGTTCTTAACCAACAATCCGTTTCTCACTTCTTGTTTAAATACAACTAATAAAGGCTCAACTCGTTTGTTAAAAGTGGCGATGGCTCTTTGGATATTGTATTGGCCTTTCATTGTCGGGTTATTTTCTAAATCAGATGGCTCAATTCGGTAACAATTTAGTTGGATTATCGAATCTAATGAATCAGGAATTGGTCCACCATAAGTGTTTATATGATCTTCTGACCAACCTTTCTTTGGTTTATTAACTTTCTGAACATCTCCATGTGATGCTTTGGTTCCGTTATTAACATAAAATATTACATCACCAAGATTTACATTTAACCCCTCTTTGATTGCCAATTCCATGTGTGCTTGTCGAGACATTAAACTCCCCGCCTTTGTTGTTTGCTTACTACGAATTATATAATCATCGATGGTTTGTTTTACTTTCGCTTTGTTTGCAATATCCATCAAAGGAATTTGAAGGTCAAATATCTGTTGAACATATTCATAATACCACTCAACAAACTCTTGTCCTTTACCATCAAGAAGTAATTTAATCCCTTTATCCAAGAACTTCTCAATATAGATTGGCATCTTTTTAGATTTAATTGAATTACCCGTAAGTTTGATTTTACCTTTTGCGGTGATAAGTGCGTAATTTTTTCGAGCCAAGTTGATACACGCTGGCCATTGTCCGTCAGTGTCGAGTGCCATTTCACCTCTCATTGCAAGATCATTAAATTCCATAACATCTGCTTCTTCACCAACATACTCTTTACCATCAACAACTTTCCAATTCAGACCTTTACCGACATAACGTCTTTCTTCCACACTTTCAGGGACAGAAAAGTTAATACCATCCGTGTCCATTACAAGAGGTGTGTATCCACGATCCATAAAGAAGTTAATCATCATTCGAAGATACTGACGACCTGTGCAAGTAATCATTTCACCTTTATCCATATCACCCCAATGAAATACTTGTGGGGCTGAAAGAGCACCGAACATCGAGTTAATGAAGATCTTAATCGGTAATTGCTTACGGTCATAAGATGTTGATTTCTTTTTATCAATCGTTGCATATTCTTCAGCAAGTTGTTTGTATTTGATACGAGTGTTACGAAAGTAAGAAAGTAAACCTTTCATTGCACCTGTTACATCACAATCAGGAAACACATCGTGAACCAACTGAATTGATGGATATAGAGACGAGTAGTCAAGTTTTAATACATTCTTGGAGTATCCTGTTCGGATCAACCTTGAAAGTCCTCCTACGAAGTTCCCTTTATCATTCTTCGCAGGAATTGCAAGATTATGTTTATAAGACCAAGCCAACATCAACATTTTCCATAGTGTTGCCGTTCCCATTGTTGAAACTCTTTCATATGTTGTTGGAAGAAGGGATGCCAACAAAAATGAACCTTGATTGAATTCTTCATCAACCAATAGAGTTTCTTCCAAGTCATCGTCAAGGTAACGCTCAATAATGTCGTCTCCCGTTGTTTTAATATAAATTTTAGAATGTCTTTCACAAACCTCATCGATCTTAGAATCAACACCTACTTTTTTATATTTACCATTTTCAATATTCAACCAATACTCTTCCTTTTCACGATACATAGAATCAATCTTATTGTGTTCAACATATACACGATCAGGAGCCTCAGCCTCAATATACTTGGTAATATACTTCAAACCAGCTTCTTTAATGTTTGAATTGATTGCTTGTGCTCTTCTAACTGAATGTAAAATATCAATAATGTTATAACCCCACATTTGAGTTTGAGTAAATTTTTCAACCTCGTTTGCTAATTTTAACATTGATTCTTTTTGTGAAATAGATTTTTCAGGGTTCAGAGATTTAGCAACTCTTTTAATATCAAGATTTAACATTTTACATCTTTCATAAATCCAATACCAGTCGAAGTTGAATGAGTTGTATCCTGAAAGAATGGAAGGTTTTTGTTCTTCGATGATTCTAAAGAATTCAGTTATACCTCTTCTTTCTTCATCTTCATTAGAACACTCAATTACTTTTTTAAATCCTTTGTTTGTTTTGATTCCGATCATGAATATACGACCATCCTTAGGCTCAAGTGAGGTCGTCTCCAAGTCGAATACCATCCTCGTGATGTCGTTGTATTCCTCGAATCCTTTGAATAGTCGTTTCTCTTTTGAGATGAGGTATTGCTCAACGGGGGGTAAGACCATGATGAGGTCTCTTACATTTTCACCCCACGGATCAACACCACCTTCTCTAAAAAACTGAATAAGGTTTCTATAACCCTTCATAGATTTAACCATAAAGGTAAGTCCTCGTTCTAAACGATCATTACCTTCGGTTTTTAATTTTTCTATAATAATGCCATGTTTAGACATGGCTTCTTTTTGTAATGCTTTTGATTTTGAATAAAAGTTAAGACTTCGTAGATCACCAACCCACGCGAATGAGATTAAGGTATCTTTTGATATTTGTTTTCCTTTACCAGGAACTTCTTTTACTCTAAAAATTTTGTCGGATACATAATCGTATTCTACTGACACGATATATTGTTCGGGGTCGTTTCCTTGTAGGAAATTTTCAATTTCTTCTTGCGATATCATAGTTATTTACTTTTGGTGTATTAGCTACCGAATTAGGTCGGCATTTACCTTCGTAAATAAATATAGGAGTAAAATTTATTCTAATCAATAAGGTTATTTAGATTTTAAAAGATCTAATAGTTCTTTTTTTTCTTCTCTTGACATCGGTTTACTCTTAAACATATTAACAACTTCCGTAATTTCTTCAGAAGTATATGTGTTAAGTAATGTGGTTTTTGTATTCTCACATTCTCTATATGTCATTTCATAAGCATCTTTTGTGTTATCAACCCAAATATCATTTTCTAAAGATTGTAGAAACTTATTGTCACTTTTTCTTTTAATATATTTTATCATTTTTTTAATTTTTATAAAATTAGTCGTTGAATACCTCAAATGTTAATGTTCCACTAGAACAAAATTGATTTACTAAATTGGTTGGCATTTCTAAAAGAACACCACCATCCCCAGCATCAGAATATGTTCCCAAATAACTTATATCTGGTTCAGAGTTTAAGTAAATTATAAGTTCTGACATATCATTTACAGTACCATCTCCGTAAATTGTTTGGATGTAATTTTCATTACAACGCAAATCAATACTAGTATTATTAATAGGAAACGATGATTCCACAGTTCCACTTAAAGTGATTGGTGTTGTGTCAGTATCTTGTAGAATTTGAATCTCAATAGGGAAATAATACAAAAAATCAGAAACTGATCCAGGACCACTTGGATCAAAAACCACAACAACAATACTATCATCCTTATCGTTAAAATTTATAGGAGACGCAAAAGTATCAAGTAAGACAGGTCCAAAAATAGGTGTTGAGTTTCCACCTAAAATGAATGTTGTATTTCTATTAAAAGTATTATACAGTGGTCCTGTGATTGAATTAACACCTAAATAAACACCTGGACCAAACCCAAAATTCCACTCAATATCATAACCCAAATTGTTTTCTAATGCTGTTACCACCAAATTACCACTAGATACTAAAGTAGATCCGTTATACCAATTTGTTGGTGTTTCTCCTGTCGCAATAAATTCACATCCCGTTGTGTCTATAACTCCACTCGTTACATTAGCAACATTACTAAAACTATCACCACTAACATAATCGGTTATTGTATAGGTTTCACCTATAATTAAACCATCATTAAAATCATTTAAGGTTGTACCGGTCTGAGAACCTAACTGAGTTAGTAGTGCTTTATAAGTTGCTAAATTTCCTGTTGTAACTCCGGTAACTGTTAAATTTCCATTGATAGTTATATTACCATCTATTGTTTGACCCGTTACGTTATTTACTATATATTTTGTTGTCATTCTATTTTTATTTTTATGCCGGTGCAATTGGGGTAACTGTTCCTGAAGAACCTCTGTATTTTAATTCACCGGCTTCTACATAAAGAATACCACCACCGGAAAGACTAACAGAAGGTGCTGTCCCATTTTGCATTAGTAATCTATCTGCATTTATAAATTGAAAATAATCAATAGAGTTAGTATTAGTCCCCGTAATAGATGAATTTGGTTTATCATAGATGGTATTAATAATTGAATAAATACCCGCAACGCTAATGGGTGCAACATTATTACCTGCCTGAACAAGAACTTGACTATTAAGTAAAGTTAAAGTTGTTGCGGAATTAGTAATAGTTATAGCATTTCCACCTAAAGCTGTTACAATACAATCAACTATAGCTAGATTACCCGCACTAGCGGAAGGTGTAACAACACTATTACATCCTTTTACAATGACTTGTGCTGAAGCGTTACTTACTGATACAGCAACATTTTTATTACCGTTGATAATAGTGATACCTGCACCAGAAATTTGAATACCTGAAGTACATTGCATTTCCGAGTTAATAATCTCTACATAACCACTAGATGATTTAGTTACTTGAGTATCAACAGTACAATTGCTTATATAAGCCTGTGCGGTTCCACTAATGACAAGGTTAGACATCTTCAAACCCGAAATACGGGAGCCAGAACCTAATGTGCCGATAGTTAAAGTTCCATATAATAAAGTATTAGCACCTGTAAGTTCAGATGTTTGAATTGTAGTATTACCATCTGCTACAGTAATGTTTTCATTATAACCGCCCGGATGAACAATAATTGTTTTTCTATTACCAGCAACCAAAGTTAATGCCTTAGTAATAGTTGCAACGGGATTAAGTAAACTGCCATCGCCTGTAGTGTCGTTTCCATCTATTTGACTTACGTGTATCTCATATTGAAAATTTGACGAAACATTATAATATGTTGTTGCCGATATAGTATTCGTGGTTAAATCACCATTTATGGTTTGTCCCGATACGTTATTTACAATATATTTTGTTGCCATTTTATTTTTTTAATTTATTTAGTCAATTGGTAATCCGGACATATAATTAACAGTAATATTGCTCCACCCAATACCAAATTCGTATTTCATAACTTTATCAACAACAACATATGATTCAAATTGTGTTGTACCGGAACTAACATCAGAATTAATAAAAATACCACTTAAAAAATATACATCATTTGTAGTGTTTCCTGTTACTTGACTTGGTAAATTTGCAATAATATAATCATAAGCAGAATCTCTAATAGTTTCTGTGGCAAATATCATTTGATTATTATAAATCTCTTCAGAAGTACCTGTAAAACCTGATAATACATTTTTATACGGCCATAAAATATCAGTCAATTTCCAAAAAGAATAATTTTCATTATTAAAAGGTGCGTTATTTTGATCTGGAGCCGAACTTAGTTGATTAACAACTTGGTCAATT